GCGTCAACGCTGAAGGTTTCGTTTAACTGTGCCATGATGTTTATTCCTTAGTAATGGTAAAAGATGGGCGACCGTTGGTGCTTGTGATTGCATCAAGCAACGGCTCGGTAATGCGTGGATCTGCTGATTTCCATGCCGAAGCATTGATCTCAGGCTTCCACCTAAACAGGCTCGACAGGTGTTCAGTCAAACCAAACTCAGCAGCCAAGTCTTGTAACTTGTCTGAATTCACTTTGCGGTCAAGGCGACCAACGATCTTGACCTTATAGCCCTCGACCTCGACGTTTTGGGTGCCGTCTAGAGTCTTGGCAATACCCAAGTCTGCAACCAGTTGGTCTTCGATCGCGCGACGATCATCCATCGCTTTCTTTTCTGCTGCTTTGGCGTCAAGCCATTGTTGATAAAGTGTCATGATCAACCCCCAATCTTTGCAATAATGGCGCTGAGATCCGGCGCCTCCCAAGTGTCAAGCTTGCCCGAGCGATCTTTGGCTTGCCAAATACCGTCCGAATCGCACATCAACGCACGTTGTGCCACGCCTTCCGCATCTTTCTCAACGCGTAATGCCAACACTTCGTCAAAGAAGTACGGCAACGCCTGACCAGTCTTGTTGCCAGGCATTGACGGTGCGTAAAGAATGCGCCCCGACTCATCAGCAGTTTTCTCACACTTCGCCGTGAAATATATATGCTTGCCATCAATATCGCGAAACGCGCGAATAATGTCATACATCTGCTCTTGCATGGCGCCATAAGCTTGGCGAGGATCCTTTGCAATTTTCTTCTCATGGTTCAACACCACCTCGGCAATCTCTGAAATCGAATCAAGTGCGATCGACTCGAACTGTTTTGCTTCGTCAGCCTCGGTCACCCAGCGGTACGCTTCCATCAACGTGTCGTAAGATGACACCTCAACAAAAGGCAGATCTGCATCAGCGATCGACAACAATCCACCTTCAGCAGAAAACACAACAGGGTTTGGCAGGGTAGGGATAAGCGATGTCTTGCCTGAACCCGCATTGCCGTATACAAGTAACTTCACGCCGTTTGCGTGTAAACCTTTGGTGCTTCTAAGATTGATAGCCATGTGGCTCTCCTAAGTTGATCGCTTGTTGGGATGTCCGTTTAGCGATTATTTGTAGTAGATCATAATAAATGGTATTGTGTCAACAAGTATTTTCAATTTAATTGGATAAATCATGAAAACACAGGAAGCAATCGACTATTGGGGTGGGGTTAAAAAGCTTGCAGATGCCCTAAAGACGTGGCCTCAGACCATTTATCAATGGGGCGAATATCCACCAATTGGTAGGCAGTATGAGATTGAAGTTAAGAGCGATAGTCAACTTAGGGCAGAAGATCAGTTTAGGGTAGAAGAGGAAAAGGCATGACAAACCTCGCAGCCATACTAGGTGACAACTGGTCGCCTCCAGCAGAGAAGACGTTTGCATCACCCGAAGTACAGTTTATTGACGCCATTGTTCACGCAGGGCTTCATGCCCCTAGAGATTTGGTATTAGATGGCAAGATCCACCGCTTTGCGAGTGATGAGGACAAACGCAAGAAGCCTGGTTGGTACGTTGGTTTTGAAGAGCCCATCCCCGTACTAGTTTTTGGCTGTTGGAAGGCGGGATTTACTAGCCAAAAACGTGCCGAAACAGGCGCCAAATACACGCCCGCGGATGAGATGAAGTTGCTCTCTCACATTGCAGCCGCAAAGAAGTTGCGCGACGCTGAGCAAGAGCGCAAGCATGAATTAGCCGTTGAAACGGTCGAGTTGATATGGTTCAACTGCACCCCTGCTTCACCCGATCACCCGTACTTAAAACGCAAAGGCATTACCGCACATGGTGCGCGCGTTACGGGTGATGGTCGCCTAGTCGTGCCGTTGTTCTCTGAAGACGGCGAGTTGTCTAGCCTTCAGTACATTGACGCTAACGGGAACAAACTTTATCACGCAGGGGGTGTTACAGGTTCACGCTTTTGGCTTATCGGTGCGATCAAGCAAACGCTCTATATCGCCGAGGGGTTTGCGACCGCGGCGACCATCCATGAGGCGACTAATGAGGCGGTGTGTGTGGCATATAGCGCCAATAACCTGTCAAACGTGACAGGCATCATGCGCGCTAAGTACGGCGCCATGCAAAACATTGTGATTGTGGCTGACAATGACGTGTCAGGGGTGGGCATGAATGAGGCCACCAAAGCAAGCGCCAAACACGGCGCCCGCGTAGTAATGCCACCCATACAAGGGGATGCCAACGACTACGCCCAAGCAGGACATGATCTGTCGATTTTGCTTAATCCACCCAATGATGAGTGGTTAGTGGGGGCGGATGATTTTAGTGCCAAACCCGAGCCCGTGACATGGTTAGTCAAGCGCTGGATCCAAGCAATGGCACTTATCATGGTGCATGGCCCGAGCGGTGGGGGCAAGACCTTTGTCGTTTTAGACTGGGTCTTGCACATGGCAGCGGGCTTACCCACTTGGGCAAACCAAAAGGTCAAACCTAGCGCCGTCGTATATCTAGCCGGTGAAGGCCACCAAGGTTTGCGCGGACGTGTCGCCGCATGGAAGCATAAAAACGCAGTTACAAAGCTAAATATGTGGCTCTCCAAGTCCGGTTGCGACCTAAACACCCCCGAGGGATATCAAAAGGTAGCTGATCAGATCCGTGCGCTACCCGTGACACCCGCCATCATAGTGGTAGATACCCTGCACCGCTTTTTACTAGGCGATGAGAACAGCGCCCAAGACGCCAAGACCATGTTAGATGCCTGCTCGGCACTCATGCGGGAGTTTAATTGCAGCGTGTTACTTGTTCACCACACCGGTGTATCTGACGAAGCCCAACACCGAGCCCGCGGCTCGAGCGCCTGGCGCGGCGCCTTAGATATTGAAATAAGCATCATCCCGAGCAAAGATGGGCAACCACTCGAGATCGTTCAGCGCAAGCAAAAAGACGGCGAATTGTCCGAGCCTTTGTATGCAAGGATCGCTCCGATCGTGATACCAGGCTGGTTTGACGAAGACCAAGAGGCCGTAAAAAGTGCCACTTTGGAGCTAGTTGACGCCCCAATTAAGGCCACCGCCGCCGACAATAAAGTACAAGAACACCGCAAAATGTTTGAGAATGCATGGTTTGATAGTGGCGCCGAAGACCTAAAAGGGGTGCCTTTTGTGTCACGATCGGCACTCAAAGAGTACCTAGATAAGCAGGGAATCAGTAAAGCAAATGTTCAAAAAATGCTCAATCCGAGCGAGTCGAGCAGGTTTATGGGTAAGCTAATTAACTCAAATATACTTAAGACAGAGGGTCATGGGTGGGTGGTTCAGGACAAAATGATGGCCCAAAGTATGCTGATTATGCGAGGGGTGGAATGATCAAAAACCGTACCAAACCGTACCAATGGTATGGTTTGTCTTTTGGTACGGTTTGGGGGCAAAAAGCCAAGAAAACCGTACCAAACCATACCCAGTATCTATAGATACTGGTATTTGGTACGATCTTGGTGCGGGTGGTTTTGGTAGTGAATTGAAGTTTTAGGGGGTTTGGTGGTTTGGTATGGTTTTGGTGGTTTGATCGTCTTTTATGGGTTGATCGTCTGTTAAGTAGTCTTTAGTGTCGTTTGGCTCAATATCGGTCACATCCAAAAGACGAGCCTCGGCCTGTTCAAGTGCCTGGACGATTGATATCTGAGTATGGGTTACCGATACATCGATTTTCTCACCCCATTGTTTTGGTCTAAGTTTTGCAGCCGTCCACTTTCGGGTTTCAATCCGAATTTTCATTTGATTAATCCAAGCGCTGAGATATGGCCCGTCTAACCCTTCCGGTATCGGTTGCTCGGAAATGTCGATTAGGGTTTCAGCAAGATAGTCAGCGCGGATCTCAATAGCTTCGTCATACTGGCGCCTAATCTCAGGTCTAGCGCGCATATGGCGTTGTACCGCGTCATAAGTGGGATAGCCGGGCTTTTTAATTGCCGTAATTAGGCTAGAGCCATTGCCGATCTCTTTTAACACCACGGGCCATATGGAAGGCCAGTCATAGACTGGTTGAAATAACCCCCAGTCATCGCGCTGGTCTAAAACGGCTACCTTTGCATCAAATTGTGTTGAATTGTGCTCGATTGTCATAATCGCATCTCTAAAGTAAGATTGTGGCGATTTTAGATCAATACCTTAGTGCGAGTACATAGGGCAATAAAAAAAGCCCCGTATGGGGCTTTAAATCGATTCTAGGGGTATGGTTTAGATCATAGGTCGAATACTAGAATGGCTAGCACGACTAAGCCCGCGGCGATTAGGGAAATGGTCATGCTGGATCTCACAAGTAAAGGGAAAGTAAAAAGGCTATGGTCATTAGCGCTAGGGCAATAGTGGCGTGGATCTTTTCTGACATGGTTAGTTATCCAAGTAATGGGGTTCGGTAGATTGAAAGGGTTTGCAAAGAGATGCACTATAGGTACAGGGGTCGGATAGTACGCGATCGTACGCTAGCTGCGCTTCTACTAGGTTCTCGAATGTTGTGTACCTATCAAATGGGATCCCTTCAATTCTGACGTGCCAAACAAGTAAAATCATTTTTGTGGCTCCAATATGGTTTTTAATATCCGGATAACTTTATCCGCATCAAACGCGCTAGCGTCCGGATCTTCTAATAACTCTAGCGCTTTCTCGCACCCAAAGCGCAAAGCACTATATTCGGCTAGCAGGGTTAGCATTTGATCGCTCATGCTGATTTCTCCAATTTAATTATCCGGATAACTTTATGCATACTTACCCCATGCGCTGGATAAGCGATTACTTTTACTTTCTTGTCATAGCAAGCACGGCATCCCGAGCATTTGCCGTCATTTGCATAAGCTTCGCAAAGCTTCATGCCGCGCTTTACATTGGCTGGCGTGGGGATAATTACAGAACCATGCAAACCTTTTGTATATTGGCCTGTAACGCTATCGCTCGAGAAGCGCACACTAACATTTTTGAGCGCTTGCATTTGCTCGAGTACGCGCCTAAATTTAGGAAATTTATGCATACGCGTGGGAAGCCAGTGTTTAACCCAAGGGGTGCGGATCATGACGTCTAGCATTTTCTCGGCAAGTGCAAGAGTGTACATATCGCCAGAATCAAACCACCGAAAATGATCATCGGCCTGCAAAGCTTCAACCATATCATCCGACCATTCTATGCGCTGCCAATCTTCTTTATTGTGGCGACGTGGCGCTTTCACGTTCTCAAAGCGATAATTGCCTGTAGTGGCATAACATCCCTTGCACGCATCGACTAGCTCACCGGGAGAAGCAATAGAGCCCGGGCAAGTATCTAGCGCTTGCAAAGACCAAGAGCGGATCCCGTCTAGTTTGCTGGTAACAGATATTTTGATGCTAGATACTGCGCGTTTTAATTGTGTCTTTGTCATGATATATACCTTGTTCGATTAAATCGGGTTAAGTAAGAATACATACAATATCACACTTTTGAGCACAATGCTCTCAAATGCTCACAATTCTATATATTTCGATTGTGCATTGCACAATGCTCGAGCTGTGAATGTTGCAGCGCATCATGTCATGTTGCAACGCAACAAGACGTCTTAGCTTGTTGGACATCTAGTCGTTGGACAACTAGATGACAGATGTCCAACAACTAGGGATGTAGGTTGTCCAACAACCCCATGCCGCAGCGCAGCAATGTTGCAGCGCAACAGGACAGGGGTGGGGGGGGGAGGGCCCTGCGAGGAGCCCTAGCTAGCGGAGGGTTCACCCCAAAAATTTATTTTTTATTATTATTTCTTCATTTACAATCAGCCCCATGCAAACCCCCCTCTACTCCCCTGACGAAGAGATGGCTTTAATGAGCCGCCTCTGGGCGCCTAAGATTAAAGACGATCCCCTTTCTTTTGTCTTGTACGCGTTCCCCTGGGGTCAGAAGGGTACGCCTCTTGAGAACTTCTCAGGCCCACGCAAATGGCAGCGCGAAGTCTTGTCCGACCTGACCGCGCACATTAAGCAAAACGGCGGCAAGATTGACTTTGACACCTTCCGCATGGCGACCTCAAGCGGTCGTGGTATTGGTAAATCGGCGTTGGTCAGTTGGCTAACCTTATGGATGCTCTCCACACGGATTGGCTCGACTACCATCATATCGGCTAACAGCGAGTCGCAGCTACGCTCAGTCACTTGGGCAGAGATTACCAAGTGGTTGGCGATGTCACTTAACTCACATTGGTTTGAAGTCAGCGCAACCAGGCTTATGCCCGCCAAGTGGATTACCGAGTTGGTTGAGCGTGACTTAAAGAAAGGCACACGCTATTGGTCGGTTGAGGGCAGACTGTGGTCAAGCGAGAACCCTGATGCGTACGCCGGTGTTCACAACTACGACGGTGTGATGGTGATCTTTGATGAGGCATCAGGTATTGACGACGCCATTTGGGCGGTGACTGCTGGCTTCTTTACAGAGAACACACCTAATCGTTTTTGGTTGGCGTTTTCGAACCCGCGCCGCAACACCGGCTACTTCTACGAATGCCACAACTCCAAGCGTGACTTTTGGAACACTAAGATTGTGGA